CATCGCAGTATGGTCGATTGTTATGTCATCAATCTTGTGCAGCGCCGCCTCCAGCGCCTCGATGCGCTCGCCACGTTCACGCCAATCATCGACGCTTTTTTGTATCGCCGGGTTCAGCCCCTCGATGCGGACGGCGGCGTCTCGCAGCGCCGCTTCCAGTTCCTCGATGCGCTCGACCTGTTTGTTGATGGTGGCTTCCAGTAACTCGACGCTATAGGTGACGCTCATTTGTTCCGCTCCGGTACGTGAAATTCGCCGTGAAGTTTTCGTGCCATCTCGCTATAAGCGGCGGCAGCTTCTGTAGCGGTTGGAAAGTAGCCGAGATGATGTTGGACTTTGTTTAGGTAAATGACAGCCCGCCACTTGTTGCGAGAAAAGCTAACGCCAGTGTATCCAGAACAATTGTTTCTCATTCTCTCCCTGTTGCAATTCTGGTTGGTCTGGGTGGCTGGTCGTAAATTGTCAAAGCGATTGTCGCACCCGTCGCGATTCTTGTGGTCAATGTTCGGCGGCGGCTCATTACCTGTCTCTAGTTTCCATATCACGCGATGCGCCGCGTAACACGCGCCCGCAAGACTGATGCGGCAGTGGCGTCTGCTATACCCGACAGCCGTTCCGGCAAATCGTATATTCCATCTTTTCCATTCGCGCTCAGAACCGAAGTGGTTGCGCGGTCGGTGTCTCCAGCGCAAACTTCCCTCGGTTCGATTATAGTCGAAGCATGAGCGCAGGTATTTTATTGGCGGCAACTTCAGCGTCGGCAGCGCCATGAGCGACCTCCATTCGTTATAACTTTTCTGAGCTTGTGCCTCGTGCAAACGTTGCTCTCGGTTTCGGCCACCCGCTTCGCCGCCGGTTGCGGTCCCTCCTTCGCAACCGGCGGCTCAGCTACCGGCGCATCGGGCACGACGCGCTCGGTGACCAATTTCGATGTGTCGATGATCCTAACCGGAGCGACCTTCGGCGGCGCAACGCTGAAGATCGGATCGGTCTTCTGCGCCAGCGGCAACGGCTCGACCTTCGGCACCTCGATGCGCTCCTCACCCGGGAGCCGCTGGATCGCCAGCACCATCAGCAACGACATCATTGCAGCGAACGCGAATAGTATCTTGATGGGGCTCATCGCGATGCTCCCTTGCGGTAGCCATTCGGTCAGCACGCGCCAGTGCGTAGGTACGCGCAGGCTTCTCGATTCCATCGCCGTGATCGTCATGCCGACATCCGCATGCCGAGCTTTATCTCCCTCAAGGCGACGCCCTTGCTGATCGGCCCGGTCTCGTTGAACCAAGCATACCGGTCGCAGAACGGATAGTAGCGCACGCCGATGTTGCCGTGCATCGCGTAGCCGGTCTTCCAGTGGTCCTTGGTCGCCTTGTACTCGCTGTTGATCAGCGCGTCGTTCTTGGCGCGGCGCTCAAGCTCCTTGACGATCAGCGGGTCGCTCGACTTCGGCATGGTGTTGCTCCTTCAAGTTCAATTGTAGACCGGCAGCGTTGACCCACTTCACCCATTGATATGCAAGCTGGTCCTTGGCCAACACTTCTGATTCCGCAATGCCAGCGGCACGACCGCCGCCCGGCTGGATGGTGTTGAGCGACCATAGCCATCGCTCGCTCGCGCTGCTCTCGACGTAGCCAATCCGCACGCTGCCGGAATATGCGGCCTGCAGCGTGCTCCTCGTGTTGCGCTTGTAGGTGATCACGCCAGCTTCCTGAGCTTGGACCCTCGACGCTTGAGGTGCTCGGCGGTGATCACCTTCTGGTCTGCCCACGTGTCCATCAGCCCACCTGCTTCTTGAATTCAGCGCAGGCCGCGCGGATCGACTTCGACAGATCGTTGACGCGCTCGATCAGAGCCTGCGAGTGCTTACCCTTCTCGCGAATCTCGACGGCGGTCTCGTTGATGTGCTTCATGTCGTCAGCACATTCGAGCAAGGCCTCGCCGAGCTTCTTCACCATCTCCTTGACGGAGATTCCCATGTCCTCGACCGCGATGGCGGCGGCCTCGTACTGGGTCAGAACCGCCTCGGCTGACATGCGGCCAAGATCATCGAGGTCGTGCATCGCCTTCATCGGATCGGTGAACTTGCGCGACAGCACTTGCTGCACATCATGGTCGATGTTCTCGACGTTGACGAGCGGGCTGCGGCGAACTGGGGTCTGGTCGTTCATTCGGTAGCTCCTTTGATGTTTTGATAGCGTTGATAGTATTGCTGCGCCAGCGCGAAGGGATCGCTGACACCGTGCGCGGCCCACCATGCAAGTTCGTTGCCGTGGTGGTGCTGTGCCATGTGGTGATTATGCTTCAGCGGCAAGGCCCAGCGGTCATCGGGTCGACCCCAACCGCCGGGCTTGCCGTGCTCGAACGATGTCGCACGAAGGTGGGCGGCGTCGCACGGTGGTGGCTGCAGGCATCCGCAGGCGCAGCGTTGCTTGCGGAGCCATGCAAGATAGCCCGGATCAGACAAGCGAGGTTTGCGTTGCCTCAGTGTCACCGTTTGCCTTTGGGCTTCGCTGGGGTGCGGTCCGGCGGGAAGGTGTCTTCCTTGCCTTGGTCCTCGTCCTCGGCTTGCTGTCCGGCAGGCTCTCCGCCCACTTCTCGATCATCGCCGACAGCGACTTCGCCTCGGTCTTCGTTTCGATCTCCATCTGGTCGATCACCAGCATCTGCCTGCCGTCCTTCAACGTCAGGCTCATTGACGCGCTCATCGTTCTCTCCCTGTTCGGCTTCACCGGAATTGGTGCTGCCCTCGATCACTGAGCTTAGCGTCGCCTCTCGTGCGACATGCTCTGCATCGAATCCCCTATGGTCAGCGTGCTTCTCTCGCCCTTCCTTTAACCGCTGCATCAATGCATCGGTTTTCTTTCCACTGTCTGGCGTTACGTCTACCGGCTCGTGGTCTGGTAGTTCGTCGCGGGTGTAGACGCCAGCCAGCACGTCAGGACAATTGATGCGCGCCCAGTCGCGCGACGCATCATAGAACAACTGCACGCGCGGCTTCTGCAGCCACAGCGGTGAGCCACGGAAGTTGCCCTTCTCGTTCCTGCCGATGTCCTTGACCCGCTTGCCGAGCGGCTCGCTGGTGTATTCATGCGGCGCGTCCTCGCCCTTGAAGGTGCCGGATACGATGCAGACGGTGTCATCGCCTTCGCCCTCAAAGCGATGGCGCAGCCTGCCCTTGAGCGGAGCCAGCGCCTCGATCACGGCATGAACCAACTGGCTTTCATAACCAACCCTGACCTCACCGCTCTTGTTCTGCATCGCGTAGGATTTCTCCGCGACGAAGAACGGGTCCATGCCCCAGCGCAGCGCGCGCGTGCAGATCATCAGGCAGTCACCAACCGATCCGCGCAGCCATTGCGGAATGCCAGCGCGGCAGGTTGCCATCGCCTTCGAAAACTCCATCACCTGACCGTAGTTCTCGGGATCGATGCCGCCCAACTTGACGCTGATCGGGATCGCGGAGGTGATGGCGCGATCAACACGCCGCTCGATTTCAGCTACGTCTACCATTTGGTTTGCTCCTTTTCTTCGGTTTCGGTTGTTTCGCTGTCCACTCGGCGGCGACCTTGCGCTCGCGCTCGATGTCGATGGCTCTCTTTTTCACGAACTGTTCTTCATAGCCCATCGCGGTGATCACCGCAGCGACCGTGTGGTGCTGTGGATTTCTTGTTGGTCCGTGGAACCAGTTTGCCATCGTGGCACGCCCCACATTCGAAATCTCGGATGCGATGGTTAGCTGATCGAACAGCCCTTCGTCTTGCATGATGGTGCGCACCTTGTCGATCACCGGATTCTTGTCCACGTAGGAGTAGGTCCGGAAAATCTTGATGTAGCCTCTAGCCATGCGCGGCACCGTTCATCGCCTTCGCGGTCAACGTGTAGCCGTCCTTGGTTTTCTTGATGATGCCATCACGCTTAGCGCGATCCAGCACCCCATTTACCGACTTGCCCGACATGCCGTTGGCCTTCAGGCTATTGCGTAAATCTGCGAAGCTCAGCGGCGTGTCGGATGATGCCAGTGAAGCCCGCAGAATCTCCGGTCCCCTTCCCGGCGTGGCGCGACCGTCGGAGCGACGCTTGACCGTTGGCGCAGGTAACGCCAGCGCCGCGAGTTCGAGGGCACCGTCGGCGTTCCTGCGGACGGCATCACCGAGCTTGCCGATTGCGTAATAGACGCGATGGTCCTTCATGCCGGTCGCCTTGATCAGGTCGCGCGATCTCAAAGGACCATTGGCCAGCGCCTTGAGAACCGCTTCGACCGGTGGCGTGTTCAGCACCGCCGCCTGTTGCTGTAGCTTCTCGCGGCCAGCGCCTTTGCCGCCCTCTCCGAAATCCAGATCGAGCTTTGCGATGCCGGGCATGTCATGCAGCTTGCGCAGCACCGTACCTAACGCGACCTCCTCGATCTCCAGCCTCACTGAAAATGTCTTAGCCATTGTTTGCTCCTCTGTATTGCCTACCGCTCGACGCGGTAGGTCTTCTCGATCACGCCGAGACGCTTGTCGCCGCGCGCGTGTGGTTTAATCGGCACGCGCCTGCCGCTCTTCAGCAAGCGGAAATGTCCGCGCACCTCATGCCAGCGGTGCTTGTGGTGCGTCGTCATCCGCGCCACCACCTTGTCTGGCGTCATCTTTCTCGCCAGATGCAGGTGCAGCACCTTGTGCTCCAGCGGCAGCAACGGCTTGCCGTTCTTCATCGTCGGCGGCGTGCTCTGTGGCTTCGGCTGATCGCTGTACTTCGCTTCAATGCCAAGCTGACCGGCACCGAGCGCGATCAGGAACCCCCAGACGTGACGAAGCTCGCCGCCGATCTCCGTCATCAATTCCCTGACGTTGGCAGAATAGCTCGCCTCATCCATGTTTTGCATCCGCTCTGTGTGCAGCGGCGTCGGTGACGGGCGGGCGTCAGATGCGTAGACGCCAGAATTGTTGACGCCGAACGTGAGCCGCTCGACAAAGGCGACATCGATGTCCGACTCCCGCAACAGCATCGTCTGAAGCTCTTCTCCATTGGTGGGTCCGGTGCACCAGAAATAGGACAGTGGCGCAACCATCACCCCAGCACCCACCAAGGCGACGTAGGTCGCATAATGGCCACCCTCCGCCTCGGGATGAATCAGCCAGCCAACGCGCTCGACCGGCGGGCCTGCCTCGGTCTCGCCTGCCGCCTGCGCGGTCAGCTTGACGCCGCGTTCCTTGAGGCGATCCAGCCGCGCGATGTTGTTGATCTCGATCCACGTCACCGGAAACGGTGGGATCGCCATCCGGCGCGCGCTCTCCAGATCGCTGGCTATGGCGAGCGAGAAATCGCCAACCATCGCCGAGGTCTCCTTGTCGAGGGTGAAGCAGTGCGCCTTCCGCAACAGCATGCGCAGATCGTACTTCTTCTCGATCCACTGCAGGCCGTCGGGCTCGGTGAAGGTCGCCTCGTGCAACAGGTCGATCAGCGGGCGGTCGTCGTCGTATTGCGGTGGTGGCGATCCAGCTTTCTTGTTCACGATGTTTAACAGCGTGCGCTTGAGGTCGGTGTCGTTCCTCGTGGCGCGCATGGTCTGGACCGGCGTACTGTTGTCGTAGCCGGGACCGAAGCGATGCGGTTTCGGCGGCGTCATCCCGCTCGGCATCGTGAGCCCCGGCACTTTGTTTCGCTTGTCGGTCGGGTGATCCACCTTTGCGGTGCTTTCAAACGGGTTGATCATCTCGCCGAGCGAAGCGAACGCTCCAGCATCGATCCGCTCGACTATCTCCTTTGCCAGCTTCGGCATCGCGTTTGGATCATCTGACTTCTCGATGATGAAGTCGTCGCCGTTCTGCTTGATGTCGAGCCCCTTGAAGTTGAGCCTCGGGTGGCTGCCGCTGTTGAGCGCCGTCGGGTAATGAGCGACCGGCTTGTCCTTCTTCATATCAGCCCTTCCACCTTCAGCCGGGTCTCGATGCGCTGGCGCTCGTCGTTCGACAGCGGCATCGGCGACAGATCGCCTTCACCCGGTCCCGGGAAATGCTTTAGCTCCATGCACTCCCTGATCTTGCGCAGCATCAGGCGGTTCTGTTGTCTGCCGAACGCAAGGTCCTTGTCGTCCATCGGTGCTGTGCGGGCGCAGAACGGTCTGGTGGTCTCGATGAACATCAGCACGAACGATTCGAACGGCTGGCCGAGCACCTCGCACACCTCCCAGATCAGCGCGCCCTGCATGTGATACGCGTAGCTGCGGATCGATGACATCAGCGCTGGCGTCGTCACCTCGGCTGCGGTCTTGAGGTCAGCGAAGTCTCCGCCGTCGGTCGGGATCACGTCGGGCCGCACCTTGATCCACAGCCCGGTCTCCTGATCCTTGATGAAGCCAGAGCATTCAACGTGGCCGGTCAACAGCCCTTCCTTGACCAGCGGTTCGAGCGCCATCGATTTCGCCATCTCGATGATCGCCTGCAATTCCTTCAGCGTGACGATGACGCGATCAGAGAACTTGTCGTTCCACGCCTTGCAGTAATCGCTGCCGTTGTGCCACGGCTTTTTCAGCCCGGTCTTCTTGTCGGGATATTCCGCTGGTTGTGCGATGAACTTCGCCGAGAAGCCATCTTCGCCGAGGAAGAGATGGTGCGCGGCCTGACCCAGAATCATCGCGCGCGTCGCGGTGCGCGGCTCGGCTTCGGGGTTCTCGGCCCACTCAGCGTTCATGTGCGCCGGGCTGTGCGTCCAGCATCTGCGCAAGTTGGACGACGACACCGCAGGACCGTCGCAGATGCCAGCCGAATGATAGCGCTCAATGGGGATGTTCGAATACCAGCCCGGCTGCGTGATGGGCTGGCCATCCCAAGGGATAACCTGCATACGTCTTGCTCCTTGAAGAACGTTAAACGGGGCGGACAGTGCAAACACACTAGGTTCTGTCCGCCCCGGTTGGCCCCGCGTCGTTCACCTTTTACGGTGGAGCAACGCGGAGCCTTCGGTCCTTCCGGAGGTGGGGCACAAGGGGTATTGGCTTTCCCCCGGGAGACCGACTCTGTCTTTAGAGGGTAGAAATCCAGAAATCAATGGGATAGATTCAAATGATGTTGTTCTCGTACAATGTGGAGTAAACAAATGGAATCGACCAGTGTCGAGGCCCGACGCTTTATGCGAGGAGAGGTGATGAAGCGGTCCAGCCCGAGGCGTGACAAGGAGCGCGACCACGTGATGCGGCTGATCTTCTCCAAGCCGGGGTTCGCTGCGGTGATCGCACGACACCTCGGCGTAACGCACCAGAACGTGGCGGCGTGGAATCGTGTGCCAGCGCACCACGTGATGGAGATCGCCCCGCTAATCGAGATGACACCGGAGCAGGTTCGCCCGGACATCTTCTCAAGCAAGCGAAAGCGCAAGCCATGATATGGACCGACGAGGCCGACGCCCTCCTCGTCCGTCTATGGGATGAGGGCGGTTCGTTGTCGTACGTGGCCAATGGCCTGCAACAGGCTGGCTACGCCGTCTCCCGCAATGCCATTGCCGGGCGCAAGCATCGCCTGCCTAGAGAGGCATTCAAGAGGAGGACCACAACCTCGCTGATGACCTTCAAGCCACCACCCAAGCCACCACCACCAAGGAGCAACAACGTGACCAAGATGCCACCCCGAACTCCCCTGACCGTCACCGAGGTCGACGCCATCAGCAAGACCCCCGGCGTTGAGTATCTCGACAACGGGTCGAACGGCTGCAAGGCCATCCTGCCGGAGCGCAGCGGCAAGTGGAAGCTGCAGAAGGTCTGCGGCAAGCCGCGCGGCTACGACTATAACGGCAGCATGTCGTCGTACTGCCCGACGCACTTCCGCATGTACACCAACCCGCTCGCAGTAAGGAAACAGCATGCCTAAGAAGCCAAGCCGGGAATTGACTGTCATCAAGCCGGGCGAATTACAACTGACGAGACGACAGTGGGCGAAGCGGCTCAACGATCAATGGGATGTTATTAGGCAAACCGCCGTCACTGGGTTCATCGAGCTTGGCCGCGATCTGCATAGGGCTAAGGCTGGTCTGGAGCACGGGCAGTGGATCAATGTGCTCGATAGTGATCTGAAATTCCACCGTCGTGTTGCCAGCATGTTCATGCGGATTGCGACGTGGTGCGATTCCCAAATGGGAGTCATTGACTCCCATTTGGCCAAGATGCTTCCACCCGACTACAACACCATCGACAAGATCGCCCGGCTCGATGAAGTTACTTTCAAGCGGTTGGTGAAGGATGGCACGATCTGCCCGACGCTTCAGCGCAACGAGGTGTCGAGTATTCTGCGCACCACGAGGGTACAGGCCGATGAATATCGTATCCTGAACCTCGTGCCCCGCGTCGGAAAATTCCGCACTATCGTCATCGATCCGGCTTGGGATTACGATTGGTTGTCCATCGCTGCACGCGCAAAGCCGGGCTATGCGATGCAGACCATCGAACAACTGCGTGAGCTTGACGTTGCGGCGTGGGCCGATGAAGAAGAAGGCTGTCAGATGTATTGCTGGACGACCAACAACTTCATGAGCGAGGCGTGCAAGCTGGTCGAGCATTGGGGCTTTCAGCACCGCACCGTCATCACGTGGATCAAGCCGCCGCCGTTCGGGCTCGGCAGCTACTATCGCAACAGCACCGAGCACATGATATTCGCCACGCGCGGTGAAACCACCACACGTCCGGCGGCAGCCAGCATCCCGACGCACTTCGAGGCACCGCGTGGTAAGCACTCGGAGAAGCCGGAAAAATCCTACGAGATCATCCGCGCCGGTTCTTATCCGCCATATGGCGAGGCCAACCAGCGTGAGGAGCGTTCTGACTTCACCAACCTGTTCGTTGAAGCCGGGACAGAGGCGGCTGCAGGATGAGCGACATCGACAACACTTTCGACATCAAGAATGCTTGGCAGGTCAGGCAGCGCGACATGATCCTGAAGCCATTTTTCTATGACCGATATTTTCCAGACAGGTATCGCTTTCTCGACAACAACGACCCAACCCAGCGCTACGTCGACACGCTGGTAGAAACGCCGGGCGGGCAGAAGACTGTCGAGGAGAAGATCGTGCACTGGCCCACCGACGGGACGACGGGATACACCGCCTTCGCGCTGGAGACGTGGACCTGTACGGTCCCGGGCTACGAGCGACAAGGCTGGATGTACACCTCGGTCGCCGACATCCTGATCTATGCGTTCTCGACACCGAAGAGCGAGGTTGGCCTCAACGTCTACGTGATGGACATGCAGGCGCTGAAGAAGTGGTTCTGGGAAACCGGCGAGGAGATGTGGCCGATCACGCGCACCAACGAGCGCAACCGCACTGAGTGCCGCGTGGTGCCGGTCAATGACGTCATCGGTGGCGGCGTGAAAACCAAGCGCTACCTGATCGGCCCCGGTTGGCCCGATTCCAATTTCTGCGAGGTGTGCTGTCGCGACGCTAGCTGGGGTTACGGTGTCAGTCTGTTGAAGGGCAAGCCGGGTCGGTGGTTCTGCCGGGAGCACAGGCCGCAGCCATGAAGACCAAGCCGCTCACCAAATACGAATCGCTGGCGTACCTGCTCGGTCAGTACGGCGACAAACGGATGACGCGAGAGGAATTCTGGAAAGAGATGAACTCGCGCGGCTACACGCAGAGCGATATCGACACGTGGTGCATTCGATACCACGAACTAACCAGCAAGGAAAAACCGGGAGAGTAATTCTCCCGGTTTCCTTTTGCCTGCCACTCCGCGACGTGACCAACCCGAACATGCACGACCCTACCGAGCCCAGCCTGCCTGACCTAGCCTCGCGTCACCCAACCCATCCTCGTCTCGCCATGCCTCACGTCACCTGTGCGTGCCTAGCCTGCCGTGGCTCACCTAGCCGCTACATGCCAGACCTCGCCACGCCCAACCTTGCCTGCCGTGCCAATCCTCGCCACGCCCGGGCCGTCCTTGCCTCGCCGCGACAGACCCTAACTTGCCTGCCTCGCTGCGCCTTACCCAGCCGCGCCTAGCCATACTGAGCCAGTCCGCGCCTGCCGTGCCTTGCCCCATCGTGCCCCGCCTCGCTGCGCCATACCAAGCCCAGCCTGCCTTGCCAGACCTAGCCTTATCCTGCCGGACCAAAACACGCCTCGCCTGCCACGCCTGACCACAACCTGCCCCACCGCAACGAACCCGACCGCGTCAAGCCAAGCCCAGCCTGCCACGTCACGCCGCAACAGAGCTAACCGCAACCAGCCATGCCTTGCCAAACCGAAGCCCGCCCAGCCTGCCTCGCCATGCCGTGCCTCGCCAGAGCCGACCCCGGCCTGACCGGGCTCGCCTTGCCGCGCCTGCCGCGCCAAACCCCACCAAGCCGGACCGTGCCATATCCGGCCTCGCCGCACCTCGCCTGCCTAACCTTGCCCAGCCACGCCGCACACTGCCTCACCAAGCGCCGACGCGCCTTGCCCAGCCTGCCCGACCTTGCCTCGCACGAACACACCTTGCCGTACCTCGCCTGCCATGCCTTGCCTGACCCGACCACAACTAGCCGCCCGCGCCAGACGTCGCCTGCCACACCAATGACCTACCTTGCCCAGCCATAACGTGCCTGCCATGCCACGCCACGCCCGGCCTGACCGTGCAACACCGAGCGCCGCCGAAACCGAGCCATGCCTGCCATACCTTGCCTCGCCGTGCCCAGCCGTGCCCCTCGCCGCCTAACCGCGCCTGCCTTGCCTCGTCGCACCTGATCTCACCCCACACGATCACACCATGCCTTGCCTGCCACGCCATGACTTACCGGGCCGCGCCTTGACCTACCCGGCCATGACATGACCTGACCTGACACACCGCGCCTGCCAAGCCTCGCCGTGACCGAGCTAGACGTGGCCAGACTACCTCGCCTGCCTCGCCGCGACATGCCTCGTCTCAACCGGACTAGCCTCAACTCGCCATCGCCAAACGCGCCACACCATGCCTGCCTTGCCCAAACCTAATCGGACACAACACGCCGCGCCTCGCCGCGCCCTGCCTGACCAATCCCGGCCCGACCTCACCAGTCCTGCCCAGCCCGGCCTCGGCCCGCCATACCCTGCCGCGACGCACCTAACCTCGCCCGGCCTAACCGCGCCTGCCACGCCGCGACTTGCCATATCATAACTCACAACAACTCGCCGGGCCTTGCCTGCCTGACCTAACCGAGCCCAACCAGACCGCGCACAGCCGCGCCTCAACGTACCTCACCTCACCGTGCCTGCCATGCCAAGCAAGCTCACGGTGCCGGTGATGGCTCCGGCCCGCGCGGTGATGCGCTGCCACCGTCATCGTCGTCGCCATCGTCGTCGCGGCTGCCTAGCTCGTTGGCCGCCATCATGATCTCGGCAAGCGCGTTTTCGAAACGCTGTTCTAGATCGAACACAACAGCCAGACCTATCGCGCGGTTGATCGCCGAAGCGATCCGGTCGCACTCCGCCTGCAGCACCGCCCTTTTGGTTGGTCCGCTTCGCGCGATTCTTACTGTGCGGATAAACGACGACTCGGGAACGCGCGGATCGCTGACGTAAACCGGCGTCGCGATCTTGGCGTCACCGTAAACCACCATCACACGCACCTCGCGGATAAGCTCGCGCGCTCGATCTTCCCAGTGTGCTTGTGCAGCCTCTTGAACGTTCCAATTAAATTCGAGGGTGAGCACCTCATAGCTTGGGTGCGTTGGGTCCTGCGCTGCCGCCACCACCACCTTCGGTATCGCATGGCCTGTTTCATCCTCGCATGCGCGGATCGCGGCATCGAGTTCTCTTTGGCGTTTGTCTGATCTACTGCTCACTGTCTCGCTCCTTTCAAAAAAAATGGCGGCGACCATAATTGATCGCCGCCGCTTTCGTTTACTGCACCGGCACCTGTGTCGGCTGCGGCTTCGGTTTGCCGTTACCCTTGGACGAGGGCACGGTTTTCTCACGACGCTCGGTCTCCTCATTGAACCACTGATATAGCTCAGCGGAATCCTCGTTGAAGAACGTAGGGGTCTCCAGCGCAGCTTCCTGCGCTATGCGCGCCTGTTGCTTCATGATACGCACGAAGTCCTTGTTGTCCGGGCTCACTACCTCGAAGCGACCGTACTGTCCGCCCTTCTGCGGGCGGTAGTCGCCGATGCCGACGATGAGACCGGCAGCATCAAGCAGGTTGATGATCTGCTCTTTCCCGATCAGCGACTTGATGTAGCTGATGTCCACCGTGCAGCACCATTCCGGCAGATATGCGCGCGTGCGCACGTCCGGTGTTCTGGCCATGTCACTGGATCGCACCATATCCATGCCCAGCGTGGGCGTGCCATAGATATTGATCTGTGTGCTGACGACGCCGACAAGCCGCAGGATTTGCGCCTTGGTTGCTCCGGGCAGGTCGAGCGCTGCCGCTGCCAGTGCCTTCGAGAACGCGCCAGCCGGATAGTGGATCGCCGTCGGTTCTTCTTCCGAGCGGTTGCGGTAGCAGCACTCACGAAATTCGTTGAGCGGATCGTGCTTTAGATTCTCCGCCTTCGCTGCCGCGTTCTTCTTGGCGGCAGGCAACAGCAATTCTTGCCACGCCTTGAACGCGAACCGATGCATGATCATCGGCGAAGCACCGAGGATCGCGCAACGTACAATGTCAGGCTCGATCTTCTTGATCATGATCGCCTGATCGGTGTCGTCTTTTTTCTTCACAGCCATTTTAGTTTGCTCCTTGCCCGGCCAGCACCACGCTGACGGTCAAACCCCCAGTAAGATAAATAACAACTATATGCAAGAGGACAGTGAAAAATAAATTGCGGGGGGTGTGTGATCCCG